GTAGCCGTTGACGAACAGGCCCGCGACTTGAGCGTTGCTGACGAAATCCTCACCAGCCAGTCTCGACGCGATGGTGACGGAGCCGTCCGAGCTGCCGGCGAGAAGGTGGTTCGTGAAGGTCGGCATCAGACCCCCAGGCCCGTCATGTAGGCGGTCAACGTTCCGCCCGAGATGTCTTCGACGTTGTAGTCGAAGTCGTCGTAGACGTTGTTGACCGTCACCGTGTCGTACATCTGGCCGATCTTCGAGCCGCTGGGCACGGGAAGATCGACGGTGTGCAGTACCTCCGGGGAGGTCGAGATGTTCCACGCTCTCAGATGCACCTTGCAGGTTCCGGCGCTCAACGTGAACGTCACCGTGAATCCGCCTTCCGGGGCCTTCGTCACGGTGGCCGGGTTGTGGACACCAGCCGTCGTGATACCCGTCTTCGCGTCGGTGACCTTGTTCATGGATGGTGATGGCGCGGGTGAGGATGCCGAATCGATCTCGCGGGCGAGGTCACGAAAGATCGCCTCCAGCGCCACGCGCAACTGAGGATCTGTGGACCGCGGAAGACGGCCATCGACGGAGATCATCTAGCCCCGGCCGGCAGCAGCTTGGGCCTGTAGCCTGACACCTTGACGTTTCCTGTGAAGCTGAACTTCAGGCGGTGGAACCGCCCGTTGTTCCTCAACGGAAATCGGTTCAAGCTCGACGACGGTGCATCGTGGGCGCTTTGCATGTCACCCGTCGAGACGCCGGAGCCGGTGGACATCGACGAGTAGGCCTGGCACGACGCCGAGGTGGGCGCGAGTTCGTATCGGAGCGTCGCCTCGGTCAGCCGCGTCACCTGCGCTTCGTCGCCGATCTCGTGCAGGGTGAACGACGACGACACGGCAGAGGCGTTCATCAGGCTCAACACCCGCGAGGTGTCGAACACCGCGAGGATCCGAGAACCAGGAGAGGCAGCGTCGAACGGCCCCTCTGCGGCGTCGAACGTCACCGTGTCGCCGTCGAACGTCGCCGAAGGCGTGTTGAACAAAAACGCATGCTCGATGCTTCGGTCAGCCCGGCCCCACTCCCGAGTCCGGGTGTGATAGACCAGCGTCATGTCCGGGTCGCCGGTGCTCGAACCCGACGACGGGAAGTTGATCCACACCCGCTCTGCTTCCTTGTCGTAGGTCACGATGGTGCGTGAGCGGTAGGTGGCCGACGAGTTGCGCAGGAACCAGTCCCTTACCTTCTCGTCAATGGGTTGAGGAACAGAGCCGTCGAAGATGTACATGCCCTCGCGGCCGACGACGAAGTGCGCAGTGCCGAGGTTCGCCACCGCGTCGAGACCGACACATCCGTACCCGGGCAGCTCGCGCCAGTTCCACACCGTAGTCCCGCCGACGTAATAGCCGACGTACATCGCGCCGTCCTTGTAGGCGACGATCTGGTCCGTGCCGAACTTCCGGGCCGCTGTGATCTTGCCTTCGGTGCCCAACAGCCGGCCGGTTGTCGCTTGCGTCGCGGCACTCGGTGTCCAGCTCGTCACGTTGTTGACGGCACAGCACCACCAGCGGTCGGGAGAAGTCCCGTAGGTCGCATCGATGGTGTTGAAGGCGAACACGAAACCACCACCGGATGACAGGACCGCTTCGACGATCGCCGCTTGAGGGGCCGTAGCCTGGTCCGCGAACGCTCCCGACGATGAGGTCTGGATCACGTTGTCGATGCTCGACAGCACCGACGTGTCGCCGAACTGCGTGAAGCTCCACCGAGTCTCAGCACCCAGGGCGTAGTCGCCGACTCGGGAGACATCGGTCCACGTCGTTCCTGACAGCTCATACAGCTTCGTTGATGTCCCTGCGAACACCCGCCGCGTGCCGTCGAGTTTGGTGAGCGTCGCAGCACCGAGACATTTAGCCGCCAGCGCATCCGCGTAAGCCGAAGGCGTCGGTGCGGCCTCCATGCCGGTGTTGCAAGGAATCATCCCCTCGCAGTCGGCGATGACACCGGGTGATGTGACCGAAGCGTCAGGCGTGAACCCGAGCAGAGGCGTCACCTGGCGACCCTCACCGCAAGGGAACCCCCTTGCCGCTTGGTGGCCTGGTTCACCGCTGCAATAGAGGATTTCAGCATCGACAGCCAGGCGTTCAACATGCTCATGTCCGCGATGAACGGCGCCGACTCGATGAGAGATGCGTACAGGTACACCCCGGGCGCGTTGGCGAGCAGCCAGTTCGTGTCTGCGTCAGCGGTCAGCGAGGCGAAGGACTGGTAGTAGTCAAGCGTGTACGAAGATGCCCCGGTCCCTGCGGTTTCGATCCGGTTGTTCAGGTAGGTGTAAGTCGTCGGGACCGCGCTGGAGGACTGGTCGAACTGGTTGGGCGCGACGTAATCAAGCGGCCACGTCTGCCCGCTGCTCGATGCGGCCAGCCGGATCGGTTCGAGGAACCGCGTCGGAAACGAGATGGCGCTGGAGCTGATCGACCCGGTTTCGCGGGCCATCATCGCCGGCACCCTCAACGGTTGAGACGGGTGCGGTGAGTCGGCGCCGTAGAAGATCCGCTGTTCGCCGAGGCGGATGAAGTCAGGGATGTAGCTGTCGAGGTCGGCCCGGTTGAGCCACGACTTCACGGCAGTTTTCAAGTCCCCATAGGTCGCGATGCTCATGGCGAGACCAGTACCGTGAAGCCCTGCGGCGTCCGCTGGAACGTCTGCAAGGTGAACCTGTCGGTGATCTTCGGCAGCCACCACTCGGGCGGCTCTTGGATCAGGTGCGCGTTCCGGCCGTCAGGAAGAACCTTGCCGGCAGGCCCGCAGTGAACCGAGAACAGACCGATGCGCTTGGTCACGCGCTTCAAGTCATCCAGCACGTTGTCCAGAAGGTCTGGCTCGACGTGTTCCAGCACGTCGATGCACGCGACCATCTCGCGAGGCTCAGGATGCGCAGAGAACTTCTCGACGGCTGGCTCATACGGGTAGTAGTCGAAGGCCGATTTACAGAGCCGTTCCTCGTTGATCGTGCGGATCAGCGTCAGTCTCGACCCTGCCCCGTAGTCGAGCAGTTCCTTCACGTCGTGGCGGTCGATCAGCTTGGCCACCATGGGCGCGAACTGCGCCGAGGCGACGCCGTACTCCGTGGTGTCGTGCAGGTGCTTCTGCGCCGCGCGGTACTCCTCGGAGATCAGCATTACGTGGCCGCGCTGACGCTGAAGCCGTGGGCGACGGCGGCGGCGTTGGTGTTGCCGGCGCCGAAACTCGCCGCCGACACGGAAATCGCCGTGTTCGCGGCCGAGGCTTCCAGCGGGCGGGTGAAATGCACGTTCAGCGGCGTCACCTCAGCGGTCGCGCCGGCCGGGATCGCCATGTTGTAGGTCAGCGTCCCGCCCTTCAGGCCCGTCACGGTGACGGCGATCACGGACGCAGCGGTTGCGCCAGCGCCGGTGATGGTGAAGCCGGTCAGGAAGTTGATCCGGTCGGCAATTGCCGCGATGGTGGCCGTTGCTGCTGCGGCAGCGACGTTGCCCGACGCCGCGCTGATCTGCTTGCCGCCGAACCTGTTCCAAGTGATGTTCATGATGCCTTGCGTTGGTGGTGGATGGAGTGCCCCATCAGGTCCGCGTAGTCGCAGGTGTAGTTCGCGGCTTCGAGTTCATCGAACCACACCAGGTCTTCGGCGAGCCCTTGCGTCTGCTTCCACACGGGGATCCCGCGCGTGAAGTGCCACAGCTTCGTGTCCTCGGGGGTCGGGCCGTAGCCGACGATCCCGTTCCACTGCTTCGGCAACTTGCCGACTGACGGCGCCCATGCGAGGTCGAACAGTTGATTGCGCGGGTCTTGCACGAACTCCGGGGTGAGTACCTTGCACTGCTCGCAGTCGAAGGTCATGACCGACGCCCACTCGAAGCGCTCCTGCTCCTGCATGACGCTGACGGCAGCGGAGTGCTCGAACAGCTCCGCGATGTCGCCGGTGACCACGATGTCGGCGTCCATGAACACCGCTTTGCCCTTGAAGCCCATCAGCCAAGGCACGAGGAAGCGGCTGAACGTGAATTCGGTCAGCCCTCTCCGCGTGATCGGCAGTTGCGACAGGATCAGCGGGGTGATCGAAACGGGCTTGGACGAGTGCCGGACGACGGAGTGCTGGCAGACGTTGTAGGCGATTGGCTGGCGCGGGTCGAAACCGATGAAGACGTTCAGCACAGTTCGCGCAGCTTCTTCGCCGCCGCTTTGATGGTCGATTCCCACCCGTCGTTTTCGATCAGGTGGCACGGGTGAAACGGCAAGCCTGCTTCGTACTTCCAGCAGCTCGCCCGGGCCTTCATGGCGATCGTGCGCACGCCCAATGCGCCTGAAAGATGCGCAACGCTCGTGGGCACTGATACAACCGCATCGAGGCTCGCGACGAGACTTGCGGTGTGGTCGTAGTCCTTCATCAGCGTGTCCGAGTACTGGTGGACGCCTTCAACCGGCTCGTGCGGCTTGTATTGCAGGCTCACGAAGTGGCAGTCCATGCCGAGCATCGGGGCAAGTTGCGCGGGCTCTATGCTTCGGAGGTTCGCTCCGGTCTGCACCAGACCACCCGACCACGCCAGCCCGACCGCGGGCTTGCCTTTGGACTTCCAGAGCGCCTTCCACATCAGCACCCGCTCAGGGTCGGCAGTGAGGTACGGTTTCACGGGGAACGACTGCTGATCGGGCCGGAACAAGGCACCGAGCTGCATCCCTGCGATGGAGTAGTCGACCGACTGATCTTCGTCGGACCAGTTCAGCGTCTTCTCGTTGCGCGTGCCGTAGACCTTGGCCCTCGGGAACGAGCGGCGGAACAGCGTGGCCAGTCGCGGATCGCAGTCGACGATGACCTTGCCTGCTCTCTCAATCGCGTCCGGGAACATCGACGCGGCGCAGATTTCGTCGCCGATGCCTTGTTCACCGAACACCACCACCGTCTTGCCGGGTTCACCCTTCCACGTCGGCTCGCCGGTGTAGCTGTAGGCGATGCGCTGGGGGCTTCCAACCGAGGCTTCGTACTGCGCCCAGCCCTCTTTCCACTGGTTCCGCGCCATCAGGCACAGACCCTTGTTGTGGCGGGCTTTCAGGGTCTGCTCGATTTGCAACGACTGGTCGGCGTACTTCTCGGCTTCCTTGAAGTTGCCCTGTTGCAGGAACAGAGCAGACAGGTTAGTCAGCGTCGCGGCCTTGGTCTCCTTGTCGCCGGCCTTCACTTGGGTCAAAGCACGTCGGTAGGCAGCTTCAGCCTCGCCCATCCGCCATAGTGTGTCGGCGCACTTGCCGAGGTTCACCCAGGCCACAGCCGCAGACGGATGCTTGTCCGCGAGCCGCTTGGCGACGTTGTACGCAATCCCTGCGTTGCCCTGCTTTTCCAGCATGAAGCACGCGATGGACAACGCACGGGGATCGTCCGGCTCGGCGTTGATCGCCGCGGACACGATGGGCCAGGCCTTGTCGTAGCGGCCAGCGTCGGCGTGCTCCTTGGCGGTTTCTAGGGCGACGCCATTCATGGCTTCTTCATCCAGCGGCGGCGCGCGCGCGTCGCTCGCTTGTTGCGCCGCACTGCTAACCCGAACGGCTTCCTGCTGACAGTTGCTATCACCATGTCATGCACGAGACCGCAGTCGCAGCAGGCAAAGCGGAACACCTCGTTCGGAGCCATCTCGACGCCAACGCCATCAACGAGCTGTAAGTACCCATTCAGGTCGGCAGCCATATCCGCTTGTTCGTCAGCTTCAAGTCCGGGTAGTCCTTCTCGATCACCCGCGCAAGCGAGGTCGCGTCCTTGCCTTCCAGACGAAGCACGTCGATGCCCTTCTTCATCAGCTCGGCCATCACCGTCGCCGGGATCACCGCTTCGGGCCACCACTGCTCGTCGGAGGTGTTGACGTAGCTGCCCGGTTGTTGCGCTCGCGTCTCGGCGGCGACCTTGAGCACGCCGGACACGTCTTCTTCCCGTCGAAAGACAACGAGGTCTTTCTCCTCGTCGTAGTCGAACAGGGTCGTGACCCCCGTCAGAGGGTCATAGGAGAAATGCTCGAATGCCATCAGAAAAGGCCCCGGTTGCCCGGGGCCTCCCTCATCACGAGCAGGAAACGACCTTCGCCGAGGCCGCCTCGTTGCGGGACACGAGACCCCACTCCGCGACGATCTGGTGCTTCTTGCCGTCGCCGGTCTTCGCCAGTTCCTCCATGAAGGGCCGGTCGATGAAGCTGATCGCCCACATGTCCGGGTCCAGCGTCAGCACGACCGAGGACCGCACGTGACGGTGCATCCGAACGGTGTGGCGTCCGAAGCTCGACACGTACAGGTTCGCCGCGTTGATGATCGACGCCTGCGCAGCGCGGTCCACGTCGACGAAACGGGTTGCGACGCCCGTGAATCCGTCGATGACCTGCTTCTGCGTCGGGCCGACGATGATCTGCGAGGCCTGTCCGCCGGACGACCACGCACCCTGCAACGCAGAGTTCAGCGCAGCGACCGTCAGAGCGCCAGTCGTCGAGCCGTCCGTAGGAGCAGCCACGACACCCGACGCGAAGCCAGGAGTCGTCGCCGAACTCGTGGTCGTCGCCAGCGCTTCGTTCGTCGCGATCCACGACTCGATCGACGCCGTGGAGCGAGCCGTGCTCGAACCGCCGGCCGACGAAGCCTGGTTGCGGACGATGGCGTACTCCATCTCGTTCTTCAGCTCGCGCATCTGCTTGGTGAGCTGGCGCGTCGATTCGCGACGCCGGCCGGCCTTGGCGACCTTCTCCTGCGTGCGCGAGATCAGGAACGTCTTGCGGCTGATCTGCTGGTAGTTGCCGACCCGGGTCGGAGACACGATCGTCACGAACGATGCGTCGTCGCCTTCGATCTGGCGATTGCTGGTGGGGGCCACGATGCCGTCGAGCAGCCATTCGTGGTACGTCGCCGAGGCGTCCACCTTGTCGAAGGTCGACAGGCAGTAGGTCTCGTCGGGGAACAAGTCCCAGATGAAATCTTCGAGGTCTTCGCGGTTGCCGCCCGCGGTGCTGACACGGTAGGTGTCGGTTGTGCCGGTTACTTGAGCCATTGCTTCCTCAGAGGTTGAATTTGCTTGCGAGGCGCTCGCCGATCAGCTCGGCCTTCTGGCTGTCGCTGCGGGCGTGTTTCATCGCCTTCTTGAAGTTCATGTGCTCGACCTGCTTCATGGATCGAGCGTCGACCGCGCCGGGCTTGAGCACCGGGGCGGCGTTTGCGGCTTTCGCCTGCGCGGCAGGCTTGGAGGACTGCAACTTGTCCCACTGCCACGCCTTGTGCAGCGTCTTGGCGAACGTGGGATCGACCAATCCCGGTCCTACGCGCTCGCGGGTCTGCCGGTCATAGCCGGTCAGCATCTCGAACGAGTAGCCCTGAGACAGCGCGTACTCCGCGACTTGCGGGGCGTCCTTGTCCCAGCTCGGGATTGCGCGAGCGACCGACTGGCGGGCTTGCTCGGCCATCTGGTCCCAATGGGACGCCAGTTGTTTCCGGAACTCGCCTTGCTTGCCGTTGATGGCTTCCTGGAGCTTCGCTCTTTCTTCCCGCAGGTTCGCCGCTGCCATCGACATGCGCGACAGCGTTTCCCCGTCGACTTGCGACAGGTCGACCTTGCGGTACTGTTCGAGCTGGGCCTCGATCTGCCGTAGCTGCTCGTACTCCGCTTCGGCGGACTTCTGGAACGCCGCTCGTTCCTGCTCCGCACGCGCCTGAGCCTCGATCAGCCTTCGCTGATCGGCGACTTCCTGCGTCTTGCGGGTGTAGTCCGCGCCCTTGTCGATCTCGGCTTTGAGCTTGGAGGGAATCTTGCCCTTCCAGCCTTCGTGCTCGATCTCGACTTCCTCGACTCCCGGCGACTGAGGTTCTTGGTCCTCGGGTTGGTCGTCATCGGCCTCGTCGGCCGGTTCGCTCTCAGGCGGCGAATCGCCTTCTGCCGGCCCCCACAACTTGTCGGCCAGCCTGTCCTCGACCGACTGCTCAGGCGCTTGGTCGGTCGGAGTGTTTTCGTTCATGGAATGAAAAAAGGCCCGCTAGGGGCCTTGTCGTTGGTAAATGGTTGGTCAGCGGACCAGTCGTTTGGCCCGCTGCATCAATGTCTCGTGGTGCTCGATCACCTTGCCGGTGTTCACGACTGACTGGATGTTCGCCCGGACATCGCCGAGCAGCTTGAGCATCAGCTTCAGCTCGTGCGCCCCGTCCTTGTCACGAATGGGGGTCGCTTCCCAGCGGTCGATGATGCTTTTCCTGACCGACTCGAACGCTTCGGTCAATTCCGGGTCGTTGAGCAGCGCCTGCGCCTTCGCGGCGCGGTTCATGTGCTCTTTCACACCAGCCATAGCAGAACGTCCTCGTTGTCGTCGTCTGGCTTGATGACCCGAACAGACTTGCGCTCCTTGCGCGGGAGGGCCTTTTCCTCGGCTTTCGCTTGGGCGGCGTAGGCCAATGCCTGATCCATGTCATCGAATTCGATGTCCTGTCCGCGATGCCTGACCACGTAGCGGTGCTTGCGCTCCCTCTTGCGCCCGGCCTCCGTCGATGGCTCCACCGGCGGGGCTAGAACCCCCTGCCTGGCCAGCATCGACAGGCCATCGAGGGTCGCTCCGCGCGGGCCGATCTCCTGCGCGACGATGTTCATCGTCTCGCCGGCCACGAACGCCAGAGGACTCGCGAACACAGCTCCGTGCGCCGATGTGATCGCCTGGCCGGTCAACGCAAACTCGCGGTCGTTGGTGACGAACAGGTCACCAGCGACGACAGAAACCGCCGCGCCGGTCAGTTCCGCGTAGCCGGGGGCCCCAAACGGGTACTGAGCGGAATCTGTCTGCAGGCCGGTCAGTTCAAACGACTTGCCGAACCCGAGCGTCCCGGCTGCGGCGG